CAACCTCGGCTGGTGCGTTGTCGTTGAAGACGACGCCCGCGATAGAAAAGCGCTTTTCAGCCATCGGACACTCAATACTGTGCTTATATTATGGGCTAAGACCTGTGGTCTTGTTTTAGCGCCTTATTTATGAGCGAAGAATCAACCCTACCCATCACTCCTGTGGAGACCGAAGGGACGCAGCCTGTGGCAGCGGAGCCGGGACCAAACCTTTCTGCGCAACTTGAACTCCTGAAAGCGAAGAACGCCGAGTTAATCGGTGAGCGACGCAAAGACCAGGATAAATTCAAGGAGCTGCAGGACCAGCTGAGCAACCTCACAAAGCAAAGCACCCAGCAAAAGCAGAAAAAACTTGCTGACGCCGGGGAGTTCAAAACTTTGTGGGAGGAGGCAACACGCACTGTTGCCGAGCGCGAAGCCACCATCGCCGAGCTACAAACTCAGCTGGAACGGCAAGCGCAAGAGACTCAGCAGCAAACGATTCGCGCTCAAGCGTTGAATGCGATGACCCAACAGGGGGTCTTTGCCCCAGATCAGCTTTACACGCTGATGCAAGGCAATCTGCGAGTGAAGGATGGGACGGTTGTGGCTATCCATGGGGGCGTGGAGATTCCACTACAGCAACATCTTCAAAACTTGCGGAACCCCAACAGCGGGTTTGAGCATTTCTTCCGCGCCAGCGGATCTGGCGGTATCGGTTCACCCCGAGCCACTCCAGCTGCGACGAGCGGCATGTCCAACCCGTATCGCACGGGCAACATTACGCAAATCGTGAATCTGGAGATGAGCAACCCCGATCTTGCGAAACAGCTAAAGCAAGAGGCATCTGCGGGTTAAGCCCCTGTGGGGCGATGCTGCTAACCACTACCCCCACGAACGATGGGAACTTATCTCGGAAACCTTGACCCCGATTCGACCTTTCTTGGCGATATTGGGTCTGCTACACGCCTAGCGACTTCTGCTCCCTTCCGCCGCTATCTGCAGGAAGCGATCTACGAGAAGTCTGACTTCATCAAGTCAGGTGTTCTGCGCCGCGATCCTCGCCTGCAGGCCACCATCGGCACTCGTATCGAAGCTCCGTTCTTCGATCCGATCAACGCGACTGAGGAAGTCATCCAGTCCAACGCCACCTGGGGAACCAGCGGCGCTGGTCACTTCACCAGCCAAAACGTCACCGCCGGCACTCAGTACGCCACGATCACGCATCGTGGTTTCATGTACTCCGCCGACGACCTCAGCAAGCTCGGTTCGGGTGAAGATCCTCTTGCCTTCATGCGCAGCCAGTTGGCTGACGACCTGAACCGCAAGCGCACCGCCAAGCTGGTGTCGATGCTCCAAGGCATCTTCACCACCGCTCTGAACGGCAACGAGCTGGACGCTTCTGTAACCACTGGTGCAGCCGAAGCCAACTACCTGAGTGCCGCCACCGTCACCGAGGCCAAGTACCTCCTTGGCGAGCGTGGCAACAATCTGACCACCATCGCAATCCACCCCACCGTGGCTGCGTACCTGGAGCAGATCGGCGCTCTGACCTTCTCCACCTCCGCTCTGGCAGCCGCTGGCGCGATTACTTGGGGTGGCGGCGGTGTTGGCCTCACCAACACCAACGTCGGCAACTTCATGGGCCTCCGCGTCATCGTGGATTCCCAGCTGCCGATCCAAGGCACCGCCGGCCAACAGGAGCAGTTCGTCTGCTATCTGCTCGGCGATGGCGCGATCTACGAAGGCGAGCAAATGCCCCTTCGGATCGAGTCGGAGCGCAACGTGCCCAGCCTGCAGGATCTGGTCGCGGTGAACTACCACCACGTCTACCACCTGCCTGGTGTGTCCTGGAACAACGCTGCTGACAACCCCACCAACGCAGCTCTTGCTACCAGCACCAACTGGACCCTGGCGTTCAACGATCGCCGCATGATCCCTGCTGTGAAGCTGGTTGTGAACAGCCCCTTCGGCGGCACCGTCGCCTGAGTCATACTCAGTCTGGAGTGTTCATACTGGAGGGGCTTCGGCCCCTCTTTTTTATGCCGTTCAAATCCGAGAAGCAGCGTCGCTACCTCTACGCGAACGAGCCAGCCGTGGCCGCCAAGTTTGCCGCCGAGGAAAAGAAAGCCAAAGCCAAGAAAAAGAAGCCCGCTACAAAGCGCAAAAAGAAAAGCAGTTGAGCCTGGCGCGTTTAGGGTTTTGTTCTGACACCCCGAAGCCTCGGCTGTGATCAACCAAGTCCGCATCCACGCCTACAAGGGCGGCGTTTTTGAGCTGTTCTATTGCGCTATCAATGAAGCGCGTAAGATGAAAGAGTTCCTGATCGCATCAGGTTTCGTCATTACGCACACTGAGGTGATCTGATGGCCCCCGTTTTAGTAGCGACACTTGGGGGATCCACCAGCAACAGCTACGTCGACCTGGCTTTTGCTGACGCCTACGCGGAAAACGTGCAGTGGGGCGCGACTTGGCTTGCTCTGACTGAAGATGCGCGAAAACTGGCGCTTATTACGTCGACTACTTGGCTGGAGACGTTGGAGTGGCCGGGCAAGAGGTGCACGCCGGCGACGGACGATGAGGACCTTGCGCAACGCCTTGCATGGCCGCGTAGCGACGTCACCTGCGACGGCGTTAAAGCGGCTTGTACGGCAATTCCTTACGAAGTCCAAACCGCGACGGTAGAGCTGGCGTACCAGTTCTCCCAAGACCCGAATTTGATGCTGGACTCAACGGGCGGCAAAGACGCCCAAGTCCGCCGTCAAAAGTTGGACGTTCTTGAGGTCGAGTATTTCGAGAACGCCTCCAGCTCCGGCAGTAAGGGCGGCGACCTGTTCTCACAGGTTCCTTGGCTCAAGAACTGGCTCGGTTGTTGGGCTGGTGGCCAACCCGGTCAATTCCGTGTGTACCGCAACTGATGTCTAAGGTCGACGACGTTTTCGGACCAATTCCCGGCCCCCTCATGCAGGAGTGGGGCCAAGACGTGGTGTTTGTGCAGCAAACCGGCTCGACCTACAACGCCGACACCGGCGCCGTCACCAAAACCACGACGTCCTACAACGTCAAAGCCGTGATCACCAAGCTTCGAATCCAGGAGCTTGGCGGTCTCTACCAGGAAAACGACGTCAAGATCCTGTTGGACCCCGGCCAAATCGACGACAACTACGTCACCACCGGCGACTACTTCGAAGTCCCCTACGACGGTGGAACGCAAACGATGAAGGTAATCGACCCCACCACCTACCGAGGCGCCAACCCGGTCTTCTACGTCATCATTGCGAGGCCCCAGTAATGGCAAGACGCACAAGCTTCAAACTACCGGGCTTCACGACTTGGGTCGACAACATCAAAAACGAGGTAAGTAAAGCCGCAGCCGAGGAGATCGTCAATGATCTGCAGGTCTCTGGCCCGTACTGGTCAGGCGAGTTTGCTGATGCTTGGGTCATCAAGCAGGGCAAGACACGCGTAAATGCCACTGAAGAACCCAGCGGTCCAAGACGTTTAACTCCGGCTAGTTTTAATCCAAAGCCCGTTACGGCACCTCCCCCGAGCGGTCGGAAATCGGTGCAGTACACCATCGGAAACGAGATGGTGTACAGAGATATTGCGATGGACTTGGATCCCGAGCGCGTGCGCTGGAAAGGTGGCCAACCCCCAAACACCGCTCCCCAAGATTGGTATCGCACCTACGTCGAAGCGGGTGAATTACGCCAAACTTTGGAGAAAGCCACTAATCGTGTTGCCAAAAACCCCAAGATTCGGGGCTTTAAGGGTCCTAACACCTCGCCTAGCTAATGACCTACCAAGCAGTTCGCCGCTATTTCGAAGAGCCGATTGAAACCGCGCTCAGCGGCTTCAGCATTCCTATCCGCTACGAGAATCAGCTGGTGCCGGAAGGCGACGCCACGTCGGAATATGCCCTGGTTCGTCTCAATTTTGGGACCACCGCAGAGATTGCTATCGGCTGCGCCCTTGAGGATCTGCGTGCATCGCTGGTTGTTGAGGTGTATTTGGAAAAGGGCTACGGACCCGCACGCGCACAAAGCGTCGCCGACGATGTGAT